CCAATCAGGAGAATAGTAATAAGCTCTTATGTCTCCATCTATCATCTTCTCAGGTCTTAGGGTTTGTCTTGGAAAGTGTTCTGCTTTTACTACTTTGTTGTTTTGGTATATAACCTGAAATGATGCCTCTCCTAATAGTTTTAAATCTAAGCATATTTTTCTAAGGCAGTCATTGTTAAATATAGATTTAAGAGCTGCATACTCCTCTGTCTTTGTGGAGCTGTCTAAGGCATCTATACCTTTGCCATAAATAAGCTGAGCAATACCATTTATTGTAGCATTGTTTGTAGTAGAGTTTATAAAGTTGTCTATAAGGTATTGATAGTAGTTGTTATCTTCTCCATAGGCAACATAATCTTTTTTCTTGTCCTCTACTACCTCAGGTCTATTATAGCTTGATAAATTTATTAAGTGTACGTTTTCCATCTATATAAATATGAAATCATTATTACTTTCTGTCTGTTGATACTCTCCATTGTTAATAGAGTAATTAGTCTGGTTTGTGCAGAAAATCCTGTCTTTAAATACTACATCACTACCAGACTTTATAGTTAAGACATAAAAGTTATCTTGTTTTGTAGTAAAGGTAGCGTTATATCTGTTAAAGTACAAAACTTCTGAAATGCTTGTAGTGTTAGCATTATGAATGTTTTTACCTGTTTGCTCATCATCTATCGTAACTACATAGCTACCTCCACTAACAAAACTTCTTGGAATAAAATCTATGTTCTGAGCTGAACCACTCTCTTGTAAAATAATCATATATATATAATAAAAGAGTTTTGATTTTGTTATAAAAAAAACCCCTACATTAATGTAAGGGTTCTATGCTTGGGTGCTTATAGCATATTAGAAGATAGCACACCCACCTATCAGGATTGTATTTACTGCATAAGTTTATAAAGTTTATCCGTTTAAATTGGCTGCCCTTTGCTCTATACAATTATTATGCTTCATTTTACTACTTAACCCTATTTTTAAATTTATACTGTCAAAAAAATAGCTTTTTATGTTTAAGTTAAGACCTCATTTGATAGCTTACGAATCGTCATTCGAATTGCTCCATTTCAAAGGAAAAACATTTCTGTTTTATTTGAATCTTTATATCCCTGTTAAAACCAAAGTTGCAAATACTTTACCTTGCTGTTTTAGATTTTCAATATTTTTAAGAACTTATTTGATACAAATATACAACCTTTTTTATTATAAACAAATAATTAACAAAAAAAAAGGGAGACAAATGCCTCCCCTCTTTATTGGTCTAAGATTTATTAGGTGTTAGTACCTTCTGTTACTGTTACAGTATTAGTCATTCCAGCAAATGGATTTGCAGAAGTTGCTCCTTCTAAGAAGTTAGCAGGTTTTATTTCTTGAGCTGTAAGAGTAAGTGTATAACCACTTAAGTCTCCCATAGCTGCACCTGTTACAACTGTTCCTCCAGAAACATCTGCTCCATGCTCAAGACCCATAATGAAAGCATTTCCATTATAATCCTCTATTACTACATGGGGTCTTGCTACAGACAAAATTCTAAGTTCTTTGTGGTCTTGGACAGTTAGCTTTGTAAGAGTCAAATTAAGAGTTTGCTCATAAAAAGTTGTTCCGTTTTCTCTTGAACTTGTAATAGCCTGTTCAAAACTACTATTGCCTTTTACTTCATAATTAAAACAAGTAACTACACCTAAATCTTCAACGACATCTGTATCTGTACTATCAAAAGCTGCTGTAATAGAACCAAAGTCAAAAAAGTATACTCCTTTAATTCCACCTACTACATCTTTACATGGTACTTTTCTACCTACACTTAACGTACAAGCCATAATTTATTGAATTTATTAGGTAGCGTTTCAGCTATCTGTTATAATTATCCTGTTGCTGTAATACCTCCTGAATTAAGTGCATTACCTGATACATAATAGTTTGACCCATCAGAGATAATCTCTACAAAGTCTCCTAAGTTATCAGCAGTATGTACAAAATTTAGTTGGTCAGCAGCATCTACATCTACTACAGCTCCTGCTACAATAATAGAACCTTCCATTACATCAGCAGTTCCTCCTGCAATTACAGTATTAGCAGAAGTTAGTCCTCCTGTTGTTACAAATCTAATGTTAAATCCTTCTGTTGGAGCTGGTAGAGTTACTGTTCCACCTGTACCAGAGACTTTAATAGTCTTACCACTATCTGCCATTGTATATGTTTCGCCAATGGTAATGTCTTGGTACTTTTCTACTTGTCTTTCGACATCATTACTGTGTGTTATTGTTGTGCTCATCTATCTATATTTTAAAAATTATGAATATAATACAATGTCGCTTCCTATGCCATGCTGAATACCTGCTGTAAAACGCATTACTACTCTTACATTTTGGCTTCCATCAATGTCTGCCATGTCAATAACCTTAACTTCTTGGTTGTCTGCTAAAAGACCTGTACCAAAGAAAAGGTTGCTTTTCTGAGCAGCTACTGCTGTATCACTTGCTAAACCACTTACATTAACAACCTTGATACCATCAAAGAAGGCAGGTTGAATGTCTTGGTTTGTTCCTCTGTTCTCATATCCTGCTGCACCTAAGCCAGAGCTGCCGAAACCGCCTAAACTACGGATATAGTTTCTATACATATTGCTTGGAAGATATATAATAACATCTTCATTACCATAAACAGCAGAAGGAATTGCATCAGCAATTTTACCTAATTCTGTAATAATGTTTGAAGCTGTAGAGGTTGTTCCTGAAACATCTACTACATCTGAATCTGCAAGTAGTGTAGTTTTGAAACCATCAAATTCTCCTGCATTTGCATTTGTACCATTCCAAATATTTTGCTCTATTTTTTGAGCTACTTTATCAGCAGCATGAGCAACTAAGAAATCTGAGAATTTAGGAGGTAAACTTCTACCCATTGGACTAACTCCCATTTGAGCAGCTTCCCAATCTCCAATAAAATCTTTTTTACACAAAACCAAATTTACCATAAACTCCTCTGGCTGTAAAATTCTTTCTGTCAATGTAATAGTTGATGTTGGGTCAAAATCACAACTTGCATCTTTTACAATGTCATTAGTTGAAACCTTTTTTATTACTTCTTTTAAAGCAATATTAGGCTTGATTGTAATAAGTTCTTCTCCCAAAGTCTTACCTGAAAGCAAAGCTGCACTAATATACTGCCCAGCAAATTCCCCAGAGTAAGTTGTGGTCAAAGAAGTTGTCGTACTTAAATCTACTTTTCTTTTCATTTTATTATAAATTATTAATTCTTCTTAGAACTCTATCATAAGTAGTTTCTTCTCTTTTTCTTTCTAAGAGAGTTCTTTCTTTTTTCACTTCGTTTTCAGGTGAGTGAGTAACCTTTTGAGGCGGTTCTTGAACAGCAGACATTTTTTCTTCTTTTTTAGTGTCCATCGCTTTCACCATCTCTTTGACTTCCTCAACTAATTTCTTTACTTCTTCAAGCTCAGTCTTAGTTGCATATTTCATTTCTTCTTTTTCCTCCTCTAAGTTTTGTTCTTCAACATCTTCTTTAGGTTCTTCTGTCAATTCCTCAGAGGCTTCTTCTTTTTCTTCTTCTTCTTTTGCACCTACTGAGTCTATAACTCCTTCTTCTTTAATCATTAAAATTTCACCATCTTCAAGGGTATACTCTCCTACAGGCATAGGTACTTTTTCATCTTCTGTTACAATGAATACCTCATTACCTTCACTAAAGTTTTCTGCCTCTATTACAGTTCCATTTTCTAAAGTAGCTTGAGCTAATTTTACTTCCTCTTGGAGTTCTACTCCAACAAGGTCTTTTACTTTGTTTATAATATCGAGTGCTTTCATACATATATAATAAATAATTAATTTTTTGTTAGATTTTTATATACTTTTTAAATCTGAAATAAATCTTTGTACTGTACTAATCATTGTTCTTACTTGTGATACAGCACTACCATCTTCATCTTTAACAGTACTTGGTATTCTTACTGTAACTCCTAACTCATCTTCTATTTTTCTCTTTTCTTCTAATATTTTTCTAATTGCTCTTCTTTTAGCATCATTATTTTGCAAGTAACTATTTAAATCTCTTAAAAAAACTTTACATTCTGCCTCTATTTTAGAACCTGTTTTAGCAAATCTTGCATCTAAATCTGCATCCTTTTGGTCTAATTGTTTTATTTCATCATACAAACCTAAATCAACTTTTTGAGTTGCTAAGTCTACCTTTTCTTTTGGTAGTTTATTTATTATCTTTTGTACTGAGGGTTTCATACTTTATGCTTTTATATATAATTAAATTATTAAGAGTTTGTTATATTTTTAGACTATAGTTTTAACTTCTGTAATAAATCCATTTTCTATTCTTATCTGATTGTTTAAGTTAAATCTTGTGTAATAACCATCAGGCATAGCTTGACTTAAATTGCCTTGTGAAGATAAAGGAGCAGCACTATTAAACATAAGTCCACCATCAACAAACCTAATACCTATAGAGTTTACAGAATCAAAAAATCCAAAAGGAGTAGGACTACTTACATTACCATCATTATTATTAATATAAGGAAGATTTGTAATTGGGTTGGTAGATGAACCTGTTTGAAGTGAAGTAAATTCTGTAGCTGAAAAATAAGGAAAGTTTGCTGCATTATTATACCCAAGACCTACTGTAGTACCTCCAATATTTGTTGCTGAAAAACTAAGTCCTGTAGAACTACCACTTACAACCTCAGGCTCACTATATCCCATAAATCCTGCTCCTGATACTACAGCACCTCTTATTCCTGCAAATTCTGCATAAGTACCATCAGGGTTTATTGCCATTCTATAAGTAACTATTCCTGTAGGGACTCCTGTATGATAATATCTATGTATAGTGCTTTGTATTGGGTTTGTTACTCCTGCTGATTGAGTAGCTGTAGTTGTACAAGCTAATGTAGCTCCTGCATTTGTATAACCAGAGGGTACAGTAATATTTACAGTAAGTGTCCTTGCTGTGTCTGTAGAAACACTACTAAAACTTGAAGGACTTGTACTTGCTATAGTACCCTTATCTATAGTTGGAAGGGTAATTACTCCTGTTTGAGAAACAGCAAATCCTGTAATTCCTATGTCATCACAGCTTAAAGCTACGGAAGTGTTTGCAGGTTGAGTAGAAGTTTCTTCTTTTGTAACTATATTTCCTGTATTTGTATATCCTGCTGGTACTGTTACATTAGCTGTAACTGTCCTTGTAGTTTCTGTTGATACAGGTTCAAAAGATGGAGGTGTAACAGACCCTACAGTTCCAAAACTTGTGCCTTGAAAGGTAGCTGTAGGAAGTGTTATAGCTCCTGCTTGGTTTATAGTTATGGATGATATAGTAAGAGCCTCTGAGGTTACTGCTGTTCCTGTTATATTTCCAATACCTTGTGCTATGAGACTACCATCGCAACACTCTCTTGAGTATGTACCATCAGGGCAGAGACAAGCTCTCCTGTCATCTTTAGGACTTGTTGTACTTGGTGTTTTTTTATATCTTCTCACTTGTTAGATTTAGGATGTTTAGCAGGTAACAAATCAAAGTCTCCTGTATATTTAGGATTTTGTGGTCTGCCATTTCTAACTAAATATAAGTAAGCATTTACTCTTGCTTGTGCCCAAGTTGTTGGACTCTTAATTCTTGGACTATGGGAGGTGTTAAATGCACCAAGTCCTCTTTGGAATACTGCTTTAAGCTGTCCTACTGTAGTACCATAGCCTAACTTCTTTTTGTATCTTTTGTTAAAGTCATCTGCTTTTTTCTGTAAGGCTGCTAAATCTTTTTGAGATACCTTTGCACCCCTTGAAGTAGAAGCATCTCCTTTAGCTGTACCTTTACCTTTTGGTTTAGGGTTTGGTGTTCCAGACTTAGGTGCTTTTGGACTTTTTCTTACCCCTCCTCTTGGACCTATCTCAGCAAGTTCTTCTGCTGACATCTTTACGCACTTGTGTTTTTTGTAATCTTTTTTATATCCCTTTGGACATTTATATCTCATGTTTACACTATGCTGCTCACAAGGCATATACCACTTTTTATCTTCTAACTCATGAACATGAAATCCTTGACAACCTAAATCTTTAGATATTTCTATTGCTTTTGCAACAGAGCTGTAAGCTAATCTGTCATCTATAATAGCAAAAGTATCATCTACTACTTGAGTTTCTAACTGCTCTAAATCTTCATAACCTAATGACTTGAGTTTAGAGTTTACATATCTTTTCATAGACAGACCTCCCCAAGCTAAGTAAGCTATAGTGCCACAAGCAGACTTGTCTTTTTCATCATAATAAACCTCAGCTCTTTCAAGGTATGACCTTACTCTTACTAAAACTTGTTCTGAGAGTTTTGCTTTTTTACTTATCTGTCTTGCTCTTACTTTACCTACCTGAGTCATACATTTGTTTCCTACCTCTTTGTTGTATTCAATAGCTTTTTTTGCATTGTTTACAGCAGAGTCAGGATAATCATTATAACTTACAAGAGCAACTCTTTTTGCAGAGAGAAGTTCTCTAAGTTCTTCTACTAACAACTCATCTTCATACTCTGCAAGTTCACTTTTTAAACCTCTGTCTTGAGGTGAATCTAACTTGTCAGCAAAGTAGCCTTCTATCGAAAATCCTTTTACCTTTTTTGTCTTGACAAAGTTTTCCCATACCTCATCATCTAAAACTTTCATAGCAACCATCCATGTCCCATCAGGCATATCTAAACCATAGTTTTTTGATTTATCATTCTCTCCTTCTACTATCCAGCTCTCAACTACAGACATACCTTTTAGTTTAAGTTGGTGTTCTAAGGTTGCATTGTTTTGATTGCCTCTTATAAAAAACAA